AACTGACTCCGATCACTGATGCCTTGAAGATGACCGCGAAGCAACGCGAGAAGCTTGAAGAAATCGGTATCAAGACCGTTGGCCAGTTTGAGTTCCTTCGGGCCGGTCGCGATCCAATCTATCCGGATGGACTGCGAAGCGTGAAGGGATTTGGGGCGGCGACTGTGGACGCATTTGAAAACGATATCGTCGAATGGCTGGCAGCGAATGCGAGGGAGGCGGAAGGCGATGAGTAACGTCAATAATCCTTCGCACTACAACCAAGGATCAATGGAAGTTATCGAAGCCGTCGAGGGGCTCGGATTGTGCTTTAATGGGGGAAACTGCCTGAAGTACATCGCCAGATATAAATTCAAATCTAACCCGCTGGAGGATTTGAAAAAAGCAGAATGGTATCTCCAGCGTCTTATTCGTAACGAAGAAATCAGACTCAGAAAGGCTCAGGGGAATAGTAATGATCCAGACCACAAGTGAAATCACAGTAGACCTGCACTCGTCAATGGGTTCCGATGAATCTGTAGTGCAGGCTGCTCGCGTCAGCACGGTTGGCGAGCAGTGCATTGAAGTTGAGCCCGGCGAGCACGCTGGCTTGATTAATTACCTGATGAAGCATCGACATGGGACGCCTTTTGAACATAACTCAATCACATTCTTTGTGAAGGCTCCGATCTTCGTGTGGCGTGAATGGCATCGGCATCGGATCGGATTTAGCTACAACGAAGAGTCAGCACGCTACAAGGTGCTTGATCCGCTGTTTTATATTCCAGCAGCATCGCGACCGATGTTCAAAGTGGATGGATGGAAGCCAGGGCGGCCGAAGTTCACCGTCATCACATCCAGTGAAGAGCAGGATAGATTTCATGAACTGGAATTAAACCTGTGTGGCGTGTACGAGTTCGCATATGCCACTTACCTGCGAAACCTCGAATTAGGAATTGATCCAGGTCTTGCCCGCGATTGTCTTCCAGTCGGCATTTATTCCAGTTGTTGGGTCACCTGCAACGCCAGAAGTTTGATGGCGTTTCTGTCTCTCAGAACTCACGAACCGACTGCAGACCGTGTTTCATATCCGCTGCATGAAATCGAAGTTGCTGCACGAAAGTGTGAAGAACACTTTGAAAAGCTGTTTCCATTGACTCATGCGGCATGGAACAAAAACGGGCGAATCTCACCGTGACCAAACCAAAAGCCAACCCGAAGTCATCCCCGTGGAAGAACGGAATCTTCCTGCCGGGGACGTGGCGGTGCAGGAGTTGCAAAGCAGCAAACAAAATGAAATTCAAGACGTGCCAAAAGTGCGGGGAGACAAATGAAAAACTCTGAACTCATAGGCGTCTTCCTGGGCGAAGACTACGTGTTCGATAACGGCCAACCGGATCGCCGCTGCGTTGTTGGGTCCGTTCGCTTGCTCGACAAATCGCGTGTCACGATTCGCGGGTATGCCAATGAAACTGAACTCACCACCGATGTCACCTATCGTTTTTACGGCCACAACAGGAATCACCCGAAGTATGGAACACAATTCAACTTCAATTCATTCGTCGAAGAACTGCCAGCCGACGAAGACTCAGTTATTGCCTACCTCGAAACCTGCCGAAAGCCAGAGCGAGGAAGCATCACACGACGCGTGGCACTGGCTTTATTTGAAGCATTTGGCGTCACGGCAATTGAACGCCTCAAAGCTGATCCAGTTGGAGCTTCTCAGGCGGTGAAGCAATGGGACGCCGCAAAAGCTGCGTTGGCCGCTCAGTATCTTTCCGCCCAGGCTGGAACGCAGAGTTGCAAACTGGACCTGATCACGCTCCTGAACGGTCGCGGTTTTCCCAAAAAGACCATCGACCGGGCAATCAAGTTATGGGGAGCTGCTGCCGCTAAGATTGTCCGCAACGATCCCTACGAACTCACGAAGCTCGCCGGTATTGGATTCAAGGGTGCCGACAAACTTTACTGCGACCTCGCACGGCAGGAATGCAAGACGGACGAGGAATACCAGCTCGCCCTCGCTGCAATCCATCGGCAGGGACTGTGCGCGGCGTACGCTGTCGCTCAGGAATCACGTCAATCAGGATCGACATGGCTGCCTATCGGATTTGCCAAAGCCGCAGTGCTGGCGAATGTGAGCCGCATCCATGCGACACCCGACAAGGCAATTGATTGGGCAATCAGTGAAGGCAAACTGGTTGTCCGCGACGGGTTTGTGGCTGTGGCTCGGATGGCACTCCATGAACTGGAGATTGCGGAGTTTGTGACTGGGAGCGAACCGGGCAACGATTGGCCGTCGATTGACCTGATTGAATCCATGGCACCAGCCGACAAGCCACTGAGTCAGCATCAACTTGACGCAATCACGATTGCTTTGAGCGAGCGACTAGGGTGCCTTCAGGGGAGCCCGGGAACGGGAAAAACTTTTTCTGTCTCCGCAATCGTCAAAGCAATCATTCACAAGTTTGGACGAGATGCAATCGCCGCCGCCGCGCCATGCGGAAAAGCCGGAGTGCGAATGACTCAGGCGATGCTGGCAAACGGCGTAGATATCACGGCAACAACAACCCATCGACTGCTTCAAGTTGAGACCGCAGAGGGTGAAGATGGATGGGGATTCCATTTCAATGAACAGAATCCTTTACCTCAAAGGTTCCTGATTCTTGATGAGCAGAGCATGAAGGATTGCTCATTACTCGCCTCACTCCTCCGGGCCTGCACTCCATCCACGCACATCCTGTTCGTCGGAGATACTGGGCAGCTTGCACCAGTGGGCCATGGTCGCCCGTTTTACGATTTGCAGCAGTGTGTTCCGACTGGCAAGTTGACCGAGATCCGCCGCAACTCTGGCCGCATCGTCAAGGCATGTGCAGAGATTCGAGACCGGAACACAATCACGTTCAGTGAAAAATTGGACATCGACGGCGGCGAAAATCTCATCCTGATTCAGTGCAGCGATGAAGACCAGCCGCAGATTCTTGAGCAGTTGATTTGGAAAATTGAAAGGATGATGGTGGAGCATGGTTGAACCATATTATCAGGACGATGACTGCACGATCTATTGCGGGGACTGCAGCGAGATTCTGCCGACGCTTGGTCGGTTTGATTTGCTGCTGACTGATCCGCCTTATGGCATTGACTACAAGGCTGGCGACAGTTCACAGGTTGGAATACAAAAGTTTGATCGCGTTCATGACGACGACAAGCCCTTTGATCCTGCCCCGTGGATTGGGTTTGATGATGCGATTCTGTTCGGGGCAAACAACTACGCACATGGGCTCCCAGTTGGAGTAGGCCAGTTTTACTGCTGGGATAAAGTCTGCAGCAATGGCATGAAGGTCCGGATTGCGGAGTGTGAATACGCATGGCACAAGCGTGGAACGAAACCGAGAGTCTTTCGGCATCTTTGGAGTGGTGCGTATAGGGCATCGGAAAGCGGCGAGCGGTCGCAGCATCCAACTCAAAAGCCTGTTGCTCTGATGCAATGGTGTTTAGGGCTGTGTGAATCCGCCCAAGCAATCCTCGATCCCTTCATGGGCTCTGGCACAACCCTTGTGGCCGCAAAGCTTGAAGGCCGGAAAGCGGTCGGCATTGAGATTAGCGAGAAGTATTGCGAAATCGCGGTCAACCGACTCCGGCAGCGTGTTTTGAATTTTGGTGAGGAGTAACAACCATGAACATCATCGACGACCTTCAAATCCTGACCGGCAAGAACGATGGGTCGCCAGTGGCCCGCAAGCCGTTGAACAAGATGTTGCAGCAGGTGCTGAACCCGGACGGTGATCGCATCCAGGGGAATCCGTTCCGAGTCAATGACAAGATCGTGGATCTGAAAAACGGCAAGTATCCAGACGCCGAAGATCAGAACGAAGAGCACTTTGTCGCCAACGGCGAACTGGCGAAGGCCAAAGACATCAAGCCTGGCCGGATGGTGGTCGAGGTTGCAGAGCCGAAGCGGTCCATCCTGATATGTCACGCTCCAGTGCAAGAAAATGAATCGGGCATCGACGACAGCGAGAACACGACACGCGGTGCGGTTGGGGATTGGGATCTCGGGTTCTGTTTGTCGGTGCATCGCTCACAGGGCTCACAGTGGCCTTTCGTGATCGTGATGGCCGACAGCAAAGGTGCGATGGTCCAGTCCAGAAACTGGCTCTATACGGCAATCAGCCGGGCTGAAATCGCCACGTTTATTATCGGGCAGAAACAGGTGGTGAATCAGATGCTGAAACGTGACGGGATCAGTGGGCGGAAGACATTTTTGGTTGAACGGATTCGTGGCCAGCGTGCGGCTGCGGTGATTGATTACGACGCTCTTTTTGCGGAGGTGTGAGAATGATTGAGATTTTGCATCGGTATACAAAAGCGGTTTTAAAGACAGTTGATAGCAATTCCCTGAGCGGTGCCGACCTGAGAAGTGCCAACCTGAGCGGTGCCGACCTGAGAAGTGCCGACCTGAGAAGTGCCAACCTGAGAAGTGCCGACCTGAGAAGTGCCGACCTGAGCGGTGCCAACCTGAGCGGTGCCAACCTGCGCGGTGCCGACCTGAGCGACGCCGACCTGATCGGTGCCAACCTGAGCGGTGCCAACCTGAGCGACGCCGACCTGAGCGGTGCCAACCTGAGCGACGCCGACCTGCTTCGATTTAAGTCTGACTTGTGGCGGATTCTTTTGTATTCAAAAAATGAAATCGCCGGATTAAAACAAGCCATGAATGAGGGTAGAATAAAAGGAACGGCCTACGAAGGTGAATGTTGTTGCTTGAAAGGCACTATCGCTAATGTAAGGCATTGTGGAGTGAGTGATTTAGGCGTCGGAAAGAATGTGTCGGAGCCGTGCGAACAATGGTTTCTTCAATTCAAAGTCGGTCAGACACCCGAAAATTATCAGCCAATGAAGTTAACGATGGACTGGATTGAGGAATTTGAAATGCTGAACTCGAAGTGAAATCAAAACAAATCAACTCAAATACTTTGAAAGGATGAATCTATTAAAACTAAAATGGTACAGGAATTTATTTTCAAAACGAACATTTGTAAAATCAGATGGTAACTGGATTGATATTAAAAGCTACGGCAACGGCAAAATAACCGAAGTTGACGGAAATTGAAGCACTCAGGCTCATAGCGGCACTATCGCCTACCTGCTGTTAGGTGTCTGTAAAAAATAAATTTAGCGTGGGCTTAAACTTTAAATAACAAAAATATGAGCTGGGGAGACCACGACAACGACTTAATCAACAAGAAACTTGGGGTTGAGCAAAGATTAAAAGAACAAGCTAAACAAAAGCCACAAACGGAAGATGAAAGCGTAAAGCACGACTTAATGATGCTCGAAAGAATGTCTGAATATGACGTATCTGAAAAGACTAAAAAGTTTATTCAGCACATTCTTTCACTTCCAAAAGAAAAGGCAGAGCCAATGCTGATAAACTTTATTCAAGGCAGAACAGAAAGTGCTTTACTTCATTATGAAAACAAGTTTGTAAGGAAGATTATTACAAAGCCTTTTAATGAACAGTTCAGATGATTGTGTGGGTGCGGTGGGAAATTTATTTTTTATTGCACCTAACGTGCCGCAGCTACCCGCAGAAGGGGATTTTAACCACAAAACTTTCAACCTGCACAAAATATTATTAAAAGCACGTAAGCTGGGTTTAACCGCTAACCCCCAACTTGCGTAAAACCAATGTTAGCACCAGTTTTTTATGACACAAGAAAATGAAT